TTGAAGATAGTCTGGTTATTTACAGATTATCAAGAGCGCCTGAGCGTAGAATCTTCTATATTGATGTTGGCAATCTGCCAAAAATTAAGGCAGAACAATATCTGCGTGACGTAATGAATCGTTATCGTAACAAACTTGTCTATAATGCGGACACTGGAGAAATTCGTGATGACCGTAAGTATATGGCAATGTTGGAAGATTTCTGGTTACCTCGCCGTGAAGGTGGTAGAGGAACTGAGATCTCTACACTTCCTGGTGGACAAAATCTTGGAGAATTAGCTGACGTTGATTACTTCCAAACCAAACTTTACAAATCATTGAATGTACCTTCCAGCAGACTTGATAGTGCTGGTGGTTTTAACTTAGGTCGTTCTTCTGAAATTCTGCGTGACGAACTGAAGTTTACTAAGTTTGTTGGCAGACTGCGTAAGAGATTTTCTGGAATCTTCAACGATATGCTGAAGACTCAGTTAATTCTGAAAAACATTTGCACTCCTGACGATTGGCAAGAATTAGAAGATCATATTCAATATGATTATCTGTATGATAATCATTTCTCTGATCTGAAAGCTAATGAATTAATGCAAGAGCAACTTGGAGTTGTTAATGCCATGGAACCATATATGGGCAAATTTTTCTCAGCAGAATATGTAAGAATGAATATCTTGAAGCAGACAGAAACTGAGATAAAAGAAATTGATGCTCAAATTAAAAAAGAAATTGAAGCAGGAATTCTGCCTGATCCAAATGTGATAGTTGATCCAGCAACTGGACTACCTGTTGACACTTCAATGGATCTTGGAAAACCAATTACCGAACCAGATTTAGAAAAATCTGGAAAAGCAACAGAAGCTCCTGAAGGAGGAGAAATATAAATACCTAATAGTTCTTATTATTTTTAATATAAAATGGATGATTTAATGGATATGATGGTATCAGATGATGCAAGTGCATCAGATGTTAGCGATAAGATTAAAGAAATTCTGTATGCAAAGGCAACAGAAAAAATTGATGCGGTAAAACCAAAAGTGGCAGCTGGACTCTTTGCTGATGATGAAGTTGAGGATGAAGTAGAAACCGAAACTGGAGAAACGGAAGAATGAGAATCTTAGGAACTGCTACTGCGTTAGCAGCAGGGACAACAAAATTTGATACAGGAGTTACCGCAGTTTGGGTTTCCAATACTGATTCTAGTGCTGCTGTTGTCACCCTTCGTAATGCTGCTGATGATGCCAGTTTGGGAACAATTAATATTCCCGCTGCATCTGGTGTTACCATTCACTTTGATGCAGGTCAAGGACTGAGAGGTCCAGCAACTTGCTTTGGCACTCACGTAGATGCTGCCTCAGGTAGATAAATTACAAAGGAAAGAAAAATGAAACTCATCAGAGAAGAAGTTGAAACCGTAGAATTTATTACCGAGGGTAAGGGTTCTTCAAAGAAGATGTACATCGAAGGAACTTTCCTTCAGGGTGACATCAAAAACCGTAATGGTCGTATGTATCCTATCCAAACTCTTGCAAAAGAAGTTGGTAGATACAATGAAGCATATACTAATAAAGGTAGAGCACTTGGTGAACTTGGTCACCCAGATGGTCCAACTATCAACCTTGACCGTGTATCACACAAGATTGTGAAACTTGAGCAAAGAGGTTCCAACATTTACGGTAAGGCACAACTTCTGAGTACTCCAATGGGTAAGATTGCACAATCACTTATTGGTGAAGGTGTTAAACTTGGAGTTTCTTCTCGTGGTGTAGGTTCATTAAAACTGAACAACGAAGGTATCAATATTGTTGGTGAAGATTTTATGCTGGCGACTGCAGCAGATATCGTTGCTGACCCCTCCGCACCTGATGCTTTTGTAGACGGAATTATGGAAGGAAAGGAATGGGTATGGGAGGGTGGAATTCTCCGTGAGAGATTCTGCTCCGCTGCCAGAAAGAGGATAAATACGCTAGTTGATCAGAAAGCGCTCGAAGAGCACAAACTCCAGTTATGGGGCGACTTTCTGTCAAATCTATAAATTATAAATAAATATAGTTTAATTCACTACAAATAGGTAATTCGGAGAGTTCTAAAATGTCCAGTGGCACTAACTTACAAGAAATGGAAGTAGACGTTAAAGAAAACGCTGTAACTGCCGGTGCAAAACCAGCAGAACCAATGGTAAAACCATCTGGTGCAAGTGTCGAAGATCTTGGCGGTCCTACCCCAGAAAACTACAAAGTCGATGATGATTCAGCAAAGCTGAAGACACCCGGCGCTACCCTTAAGCAAGTTAAGGATGTTGTTAACAAAGGTGCAAAACCTGCCGATCCAGCACCTGCTGGTATGAAAGAAGAAGAGGAGTCCGAAATTTCTGCTGAGCAGGAAGTAGTTTCCGAAGAGGAAGTTACTGAAGAAGAGGAACTCCGTACCGAAGTAGAAAACGAACTCAGTGAGTCTGAGGAAGAAACTACTGAGGAAGTTGTTGCTGAGTCTGAAGAAGTTGTAGAAATTGACATCGATGCTGATGTCTCTGCTCTTCTCCAAGGCGAAGAACTCTCCGAAGAGTTCCAGGAAAAAGCAAAAATCATTTTTGAAACTGCAATCAATGCTAAGGTTTCAGAAATCAAAGAAGAAATGGAAGCAAACTATGCAACTGCTATTGAAGAGCAAGTTGCTACTCTGAGAACTGAACTTTCAGAGCGTGTTGATTCCTATTTGGAGTATGTTGCTGACGAGTGGATTCAAGAGAATTCACTTTCCGTAGAAGAAGGACTGAAGGCAGAAATGTCTGAGTCGTTCCTCTCCGGTATGAAGCAACTTTTTGAAGAACATTATGTTTCAATCCCTGAAGATAAATACGATGTACTTGAGAGCATGGTAAATAAACTTGATGAAATGGAAGGAAAACTCAATGAGCAGATCGACAGAAATGTTGCTCTGAATCGCAGATTAGCCGAGTCAACCACTGATACTATTTTCAGTGAAGTTACTGAAGGACTTGCCGTCACTCAGAAAGAAAAACTCGCTTCTCTCGCTGAAAGTGTTGAGTTTGAAAGTGAAACCGACTACCGTGAGAAACTGGTTACCTTGAGAGAAGCATACTTCCCTTCAAGAAAGAACGCCGGTACTCAAAGTGATTCTGCTGAATTTGTCGCAGAAGAAACTTCAATCCACCAGAATGTTTCTGGATCAATGGAAGGATACCTTACTGCTCTTCAGAGAGTCACTAAAAAGTAAGTTCCTATATTATAAATTTTAAACCCAAACACTTTTAAAACGAGGTAAATTCAAATGCAAATGTTCAACGCTGAACAGCTGCAGGAGAAGTGGGCACCATTACTCGACTATGATGGCGCAGAGAAAATCTCTGATTCACACCGTAGAATGGTAACCGCAGTTCTCCTGGAGAACCAAGAAAAATTCATGAACGAGGAGCGTGCGTTCCTCTCCGAAGGTCCTACCAACGCTGCTAATGCTGCTGGCGCTTCTGGTGGATTCGGTGGTGGATCTACTCCTAGTGGTCCTACTGCAGGTTTCGACCCAGTACTGATCTCACTGATCCGTCGCTCAATGCCTAACCTGGTCGCTTATGACCTCGCTGGCGTACAACCAATGAACGGTCCTACTGGACTGATCTTCGCAATGCGTTCACGCTACACTGCTCAGGACGGAACCGAGGCTCTGTTCAACGAAGCAGATACCGCATTCTCCGGTCAGAATGATGGTAACGATCTGACCCAAGGTGGTTACACTGCAGAGGCCTCTGATGGTGCATCAGTTGGTTTCGGTACAACTTCACCTGGCGCCAATCATGGCACTAATCCTGGTCTTCTTAATGGTGGTCTTCAAGGCGACTATGCAGTTGGTCAAGGTATGCACACTGGAGACGCTGAGGATCTCGGAGACGGATCTGGCGACCAGTTCAACCAGATGGCATTCTCGATCGAGAAAGTCACCGTAACCGCTAAGTCTAGAGCACTGAAGGCTGAGTATTCACTGGAACTCGCCCAAGACCTCAAGGCTATCCACGGTCTAAACGCTG